CTCATTTTTAAAAGAGCTTAAAGCTAGAAAAATTTTTCTAAAATGCCAAGGTATCAATCTCATCCTTATGATGACCAATATTATGAATATCTCTACGATACTTATGCCTAGATATCAAATCGACCCATCTAGGAAATCCACGAATTATATCATTCTCAGTTATAGCGGCTGTCCGCATCAAACGAGTGATATAAGCATCCTTCCCATCGGCTTGAATCTTACGCATAAATTCTTGCAATACTTGTTGAATATTCCCAACTATACATTTAGATAATTCATTATAAATATGCTTACAGAAATCATAAGCAACTCTATTTGTTCCCTGAGTGTCATAGGCCATTCCTATACTAGACACTACATACTCAACAATTGACTTCTCCTCAGCTTTCCCATATGCTAATTTCATTACCAAAACTCCCAAAGGCCTATAAGGCAAAATGGGAGAAATACTATAATCAGCAATTTCCTTCTTGGAAAACACACTTGACCTCTCAACGAAATAACGCTTTAGAAACACTATTCCAGGTTCTCTTATCTCTCCTGAAAAATAATTAGGGACAGTTAAAAATTTTGCTCTATGTATATCCCTTATTTTCATTCCCCAAAACTCATTAACAAATTTCGCATAACCTTGCTCATTTATTATATCATGGACATCCCGATGAGTGAACAATACATGATCATCACCATACACAACTATCCCACAACGAAATAAGCGAAACAATTCTCGTATTTGAGATACCCTTTCAGGATACCTCTCCATCACCTGTCGTATATATAAAAAGTATAAAAATGCGACAATCCAAGAGTCCCCATGCGACGTTTCGTATGCCCCTGACGGCATACCACCATAAATTACTCGCCATATAGTGCTAAATAAATGTGTTACTTTAATCGACAAACGCTCAGCACATATTCGAAAAAATGCTTTCAACAAATTTGTATTTAATGTTGTCATATTAGTCCAATTAAAATAAACACTAGCCTGAGTAACATATAGCATTAACAAAATCATATGAAGTGTAGAATCAAGATGTTTAAAATCCCCATCTTCAAATATTATATTAGGATCATCAAAACCCATACTCATTGCAAACGCAGTCGCACCACCAAACCAAAAATTTATCCCTATTTTGATTACTCGCCCTCGCTCAACTATTTGACGATACTTAAGGCACATCGCAGCCATCAAATACTGGAATAAGCTCAATATATAAAAGGGCCTCAATTTCCAAGGTATCTCTTTGGCCTCTTCCTTATTCAGGCCATACTTCATATGAACCTCATCCTTTAACCCTATTTGAGCACCACAATCCTGCGGAACATAATGCCAATCTTTCTCTAATTCGGCCTTTGTTTTATCCAACTCCTTTTCTGCATAAGGTAAATGTTCCATTTTCTTACCAGTAGCTGATGCAACACATTTCAAACCCCCTTCCAACACAGTCTCAAGTCTAGGACCATTCCTCAAACCTGAAGCAGTATCCTTTCGAACACCAGATACAGCCTCCTGCTTAGCCTCCTCATAATCCCAAACTTGCGTAGCAAAGAATTTCCTAGTTCCCATGGCATAATACAACATCTCCAAAGCACCAGGAAACAAATGCTCAACAGATCTCATATTCTGCGTCATATACCTAGTCGGTTTATCAAATCTCTCGAGCATTTTCGGTAGTTTCTTTGGATATAGATTTGAAACAGCATGAACTATATAAGTACCATCAGCATCACCACTAAAAGCTAAATTAGTCCATGAGACTGCTCTCATACACAATACCTTCAATGTAGGAGCAGTATTCTCACCATTACAATCCTTACGGTCATAATAGCCAAACTCTTCCCATGGCAATCCCTTATATACCGTATCACCAGACACTCGAACTTCTTTCCATACGGAGTTCCACTCCATAGGACACAATGTAATGGCATAACACTTCCTCCAATACCGAACATCCCAGCTACGATATGCTATTATTACCTCCTGTGGAGGAACTGGCAACTGCCTCTCACTAGGAATACGAATGCAAGGAAACAATGAAAAACCACCTCGTTGATTTCCAGGTATACCTAATTCAATCCTTATTATTGATTCTAAATACAAGGGGTCACCATTATGTTCATTTATATCAGACTCACCAACCAACATCCATTTAGAGGATATTTGAGCAAATGCCTCAATATACATATCGTCATTGGTCTGAGCACGACCATTCCTTACACGATTTATCCTCACTTTATGCTTTTGGAAACGTTCCTCTAACAGAGTCACTTCAAGATCTTTATCATTAGTGGACAATTTCGAACTTTGTCCATTCTGATCTATCCAATTCCAATCCATTCTCTTAAACTGAGAACAGGAATAAGTCAGATATTTCACTAATGTAAACTGTCTTCCCAACTTACCAGCTAAGTGATTCGTGTGGCCACGAAAATCCGTTTCCAGACGAGATGTAATACTTTATCAAACTAAAGTGTAGACAACACGCTGTTTTGTCCACACAATGATTCAAAAA